GCAATCTTCTTCCAATTCGCAACACCTGCTTCGGGCGACATCGAAGGTGTCACCGCAGGAACAGGTTTAAGCGGAGGCGGCACAAGTGGCACAGTCACTCTCTCCTATGACTACCGCGCAGGATCAGCCTTAACCCTTAATGCCCAAACTGCCACATATACAGTAGTTTTAACAGATGCAGACCAAAAACTGGTCACAATGTCTGTTGGCTCTGCCAATGACTTTCAAATTCCAACTAACGCCAATGTTGCTTTTCCAGTTGGCACAGTAATCAATGTTATCCAAATCGGAGCAGGTCAGACAACTATCAAGGCTGTCACTTCAGGCACTACTACAATCTCATCAACTGGAGCAACTGCCACAGCTCCTAAGTTAAGAGCGCAATTCTCGGCTGCATCCTGTATTAAGGTTGCTACCGATACTTGGTATGTCGTAGGAGATATAGCATAATGAGTTTACTCGGGATTATTGCTTCACAAAATTATCCGCGCACTTTTACTGTTGATTTTCTAGTAATTGCGGGCGGTGCAGGTGGTGGTGATGGAGTTAATAGCCCAGACATACGGGCAGGCGGTGGCGGAGGTGCTGGCGGGTATAGAAATTCGTCAGGAACTTCAGGCGCTAATTCGTCAGCCGAAACTCCAATTTCTGCAAGCCCTGGAATAAATTACACAGTGACAGTTGGCGCAGGTGGCGCTTTTGGTGGTTCAGGCGCTAAGGGTTCCAACGGCTCAAACAGCGTGTTTTCAACAATTACTTCAACAGGTGGCGGCGGTGGTGGCAGTGGCACTGGCGGATCAAGAACAGGAAATGACGGCGGTTCAGGCGGTGGCGGTGGCTCTGATGACGGAGTTGGTGGAAATGGAACTGCAAATCAAGGCTTAGGTGGCGGTGGTGTTGCTTCTCAAAAAGGTGGCGGTGGCGGTGGAGCAGGCGTAGCAGGTGGCACGGCTAGCGGTGCTGGCGGCGGTAAAGGTGGCAACGGCTTATCTTCTGACATAACAGGTTCAAGTGTGACGCGAGGCGGTGGCGGTGGCGGTGCGGCTGTTGATTTTGTAGGAGCGGCGGGAACTGGTGGTGGTGGAACTGGAGCCAATCCAACGACAGATGGCACGGCTGGCACTGCTAATACAGGTGGCGGCGGTGGTGGTGGATTTAGGGATGCTAGCCCAACTGTTCCAGGGGCAGGCGGTAGTGGTGTAGTAATTTTGCGTTATCCAGACAGTAAGACAATTACTATCGGTGCAGGTTTAACAGGAACAGAAAGTGCTGCAAGTGGTGGATATAAGCGAGCCACGATTACTGCTGGCACAGGAAATGTGAGTTGGGCATAATGGCACATTACGCATTTTTAGATAAAAATAATGTAGTAATTGAAGTTATTACTGGTATAGATGAAACTGAACTTATTGAAGGTTTAGATACAGAAACTTGGTATGGTAATTTTAGAGGCCAAGTCTGCAAGCGCACTTCATACAATGGCAATATCCGCAAGCAATATGCAGGCATAGGATTTAACTACGATTCTGTGGCAGATGTATTTGTTGCGCCACAGCCTTATCCATCTTGGTTGCTAGATGAAAACTTTGATTGGCAAGCACCAAAACCTATGCCTAAAGAGAATTTATGGCTTTGGGATGAGGCAACCCTTAGTTGGGTTGAAATAGAACCTCTAACCGAGTAGCACAATCCCTCAAGATAGTGCAGTTCTATGACAGAGGACATCTTTCCGATCACTCGCACCATTGATGACCAAATAGACGATTTTGAAAACATTGGGGTCTTACTGAAGGAGAAAAATGGCTTCAAGCAAGCAACTCACTGTCAATTCAACTGCTCAAATTCTAGTTGAGAGCTATGGCGAAAATCGTGTTGTAAGATTGCACAACGATGATTCACATCCTTGCTTTCTAGGTGGAAGTGATGTTAGCTCTACCAATGGATTTAAGTTTGACAAAAACACCACCATTGATTTGAATGTTCCGCTTAAAAGCGTGATTTATGCGGCGACAGCATCACCAAACACGACCACAGTTTCCGTTCTTTACTTGAAGCCATAAAATGAATCCAACCGATTGGGCAGGCTTTGTTGTCGCCCTTATTAGCATCCTTGGCTCAACTGCCCTTGGAGTAAAGTGGCTCGTCAAACATTATCTAAACGAACTCAAGCCAAATGGTGGAAGTTCGATAAAGGACAAAGTTGCCGTCTTAGAGGATAAGGTTGACTTCCTAACCGACATCGTGAAAGAAGCTCTGCTGAAATAATGTGTTCGCAACTTGAGAAGTTTCTTGAAGTGGCAGCAGGCGAACTTGGCTACATTGAAGGCCCTGCCGATAATGAAACAAAGTATCAGAAGGCGAATCAGCCTTGGTGCGGTGCCTTCGTCAATTGGTGTGCCAAGCAAGTTGGCTTGAAGATTCCTGATTGCACCTACACACCGGCAGGGGCAAAGGCGTTCGCCTCTGCGAAGCGTTGGCAAGACCTCGCCACCGCCGAGCCGATGCCTGGCGACTTAGCCTTCTTTGATTTTCCAAATGATAGCCTTGACCGCATCTCCCACATCGGTATCGTTGAAGAAGTCAAAGGCAATGGCACTGTCATCGTCATCGAAGGCAACACTTCACCTGATGTCAAAGGCGACCAACGCAATGGCGGTCAGGTATGTCGTAAGATTCGCGCTTACAAAGTAAAAAATCGGGGGAAAGTCCTTCCATCTCTGCCGGTGTTCATAGTGGGCTTCGGCAGACCTAAGTTCAAGGAGTGCAAATGCTCGACAAAGAAAAACTCATCGCAGTTGGTAGCACCTACGCAAGAGCAGGAGCAGCCTCAGTCGCAGCTCTCTACCTCGCAGACCCATCGCGCCCTCTAAAGGATTATGTTGCCTGCTTTGTTGCAGCATTCCTTGGCCCGATATTAAAAGCCATAGACCCAAAGGCAACAGAGTTTGGGCGCGGAAGTAAGTAAGAAAATGAAATCGGGGAAGATTTTGGATGAGGCTAAACGCCTCACCGCAACGGATCGCCAAGATATTTATGGCGACCCATACATCAATCACAAGCGCATCGCCGACCTGTGGAGTGTTTATCTTGAAAAAGAGATAAGTGCTTCACAGGTCGCTTTGTGTTTATGTCTTGTCAAAATTGCTCGTTTGATTCAGACACCTGACCACGAAGATAGCATCATCGACTTGGCGGCTTACACCGCTATTTATGGGGAAATCAATGATAGTGAAAAATAATCTAGTGCTTGTGCCAACAAGAGGCAGGCCAAAGAATGCAGTTGAAGTTCTGCAAGCACACAGGCAGTTCTCTTGTCGCTCTGACCTGCTCTTCGTTGTGGACAAAGATGATGAGGAACTAATAAATTATCGCACCGCAGTCGGTGTCGAATACATCTTGGAGATTGAAAACACCACAAGGGGAATGGCTTATCCTGTCAATGTCGCTGCCAAGAAGTATGCCAATGAATACGAGTTCTTTACCTTCATTGGCGATGACCATAGATTCAGAACACCTGATTGGGATATTGCATTGAGTAAAGCCATAGGCACCGCCCCTGGCTTGGCTTATGGCAATGACCTGCTCCAAGGCCAAAATCTGCCAACTGCCGTGATGATGTCAAAAGCCATCGTCATCGCCCTCGGCGGGATGGTGCCACCGAAACTTCGCCATCTTTATCTTGACAACTTTTGGAAGAAACTAGGTCAAGACCTTGGCAACCTCGTTTATCTGCCCGAAGTCATCATCGAGCATTGCCATCCACTAGCAGGCAAAGCCGAGTGGGATGAGGGCTATCGCACTGTCAATGCTCGCGAGGTTTATTCATTGGATGTTTTGGCCTATGACTTTTACATCAAGAGCGAGGACTATCAAGTCCTCCTGCGAGATTTATTGAAATGAAAGCAATTGCCTTTTCCTTATATGGCAATGATCCGCGCTACAACATCGGAGCTATTAAGAATGCAATCCTTGGCTCGCGCTATTTCCCTTTTGAGGATGGCTTCCGCTTAGTCTTTTATGTGGGCGAAAGCGTTGATGAATGGGTCATAAGCACTTTGAATCTCGTCAAAGGCGTGAAGATTGTAAGGATGAGTGAGGTAGAAAATAACACCGCAAGGCTTTGGCGTTATCTTGCTTTTGCTGACCCGCAATTTGAAGTGGTCATCTGCCGTGATGCTGATGCTCGTCTGTCTTTTCGCGACAGAATAGCGCACGAAGAGTGGGAGCAATCAGGTCTTGATTATCACATCATCAAAGACCACAAGATAGGTCACAACTATCTTATCAGCGCAGGGATGTTTGCCGGAAAAACCGACAAGTTGCGCGATATGGCGCAACTAATTGCTTTCAATGAAATAGAGGATTACTACACAACCGACCAAGATTTTCTCGCATCTGAAATCTATCCGAGAGTCAAGAACTCAGTTCTCATTCACGATCCGTTCTTTGCAACACCTATTGAGGGCGATTCAATAAGAACCACGATTGGCTTTAATGCGCCGACTCCAACTTCACACATCGGAGCAGCTCTTGATGCCAATGACCGATTCATCTTTGACATTGACCGCAAGGCACAACTAGATTTCTGTGATTCGCAGTTTTACAAATACGAGAGCGACAGGTGGGGGAAATGAAAATCCTGATTACAGGCGATGCAGGCTTTGTTGGCACTAATTTCAAGAAACACTTAGACTCAAAACTCAATAACATCACAGGCATTGACATAAAGAACGGGCGCGATGTCAGGGATTTCTTTGCCAAAGATGACACAAAGTTTGATGTTGTGATTCACTTGGCAGCTATTGTCGGCGGGCGGGCAACCATTGAGGGCAACCCCTTGAGCGTTGCTGCTGATTTAGCTATTGATGCAGACCTCTTCCAATGGGCTTTGCGAACGCGCCCTGGACACATTGTCTATTTCTCATCAAGCGCTGCTTATCCCATTTATCTGCAAAAACTAGAATATAAGCAGACTCTCAAAGAGTTTGACATCAACCTTGAGCATATCCGCACCCCTGACTTGACCTATGGTTGGGCGAAGTTATCAGGCGAGATGCTCGCCTCTTATGCTCGCGCTCAAGGCTTGAAGGTGTCAATTCTGCGCCCATTTAGCGGATACGGAAGCGATCAGAGCCTTGACTATCCGTTCCCATCTTTTATCAAGCGAGGCAAAGAGAAGGCAACTCCTTTTGATGTTTGGGGTCGTGGAACGCAGGTGCGCGACTTCATCCACATTGACGATGTCGTCAAAGCAACCTTTGAGGCAATCACAAATGATGTCAAGGTTGCCAATTTGTGTTCAGGTCGCCCAACCTCATTCATCCAACTAGCAGAGATGGTGATGTTGCAGGCAGGCTATTTGGCTCAAATAAGAACCAACCCGAAGGCACCTGTTGGGGTTGCCTATCGGGTCGGGAATCCTTCTAGGATGCTTGAGTTCTATCAGCCAAAGATTTCTTTGGAAGAAGGCATCGCTCTTGCCTTAGCAAGTGACTAGAACTGTTCCTCCATTTTCTTGATTCTGCGGTTGATGTATTTAGGCCCT